GCAGCAGAACCAGACTGGAACGGATTGAGCACCGTGTTCTCGTAGGTGTCGAAGCCGTTGACCTTACCAATCTTGCCGGTGAGGTAGGGTTTGGATACCGACTCCTGCGGGTTGAAGAAGCCCTTAATCGCATCGAGGAACGAAACCACGTGCCCAGAGGTCATGGTTGCGCAACGATCCGTGTTGGGGGCAAGGTACTGATTCAGGAGCTTACGGCCGTTGGCGAAGTCCTTGTAGGAGAACGTTGCCGCATTGTCATCCACTGCGTTGTAGACATCGAGAAGCATGCTCAGCGCATCCGCCTCGATAGCCGTTGCCAGAACCGACATTGCCGGCTGCAGGTAACGCTGGCTGAACTCATCGATCGTTAGGGTGAGGTCGGCGGTCGAGAATACAGTGTCAACGCCCTTCTGAGTCGATACGGTGAGAACCTGGCTGGTTTCAACCGTGTCCTGCGTGCTCAGTGCTGCACCGGTGCGAACCGTATACTGGTTCGGCATACGGATGGTCAGCGAAGGACCGATCTTGCCGGAAGGCGATGCGCCCGAGTTGGCAAACTGGTTGTCGTACTGCTTGTTAATGTTGCCAACAAAGTTGAGGTTGGCGTGAAGGATACGGAGAGCTTCACGGGTAATGATTGTGGGGGAAAGAAGGCTGTTAGGCACTTGGGGCTCCTAGAGCGCCCTCAGCGTCTCCTGCTGACTTCGGCGTTGCGTTTCCGCATCCACTCTTCAGGGGAGAGGCTTTCGTCGCTCACGTCAAAGGCCCGCGTAGACGCACCGCCAACAGGTGACGGAGGCTTCGGGGCTTTCGTTGTCTTGGGTTCAGGAGCCTTCTTTTCGCCATTGAGTTCTTCGCGAATCCCTCGCTCGTACTCAAAGACTTTTCCGATTGCCGCCCTTGGGTTCGACTGCGCGAGTTTGATGAACTTATTCAGCTCGTTCTCATCGCTGCCGACGACATAGCAGAGGTCGATAAACAGATCAGACTGCGCAAATACCTCTTTGACTGCCTGAGGTATCTTTGCCTCATTGATTGCCTGAGCCGCGGGGAAGATGACTTCATCTACGTCTTCATAGCGCTCCCGAGCGTCTTCGACTTGCTTCTGTAGTGCCCTTTGCGCTTCCTGCTGCTGCTGCTCGCGTTTTACTGCCTCGTAACGCTGCTCTGCCTTCCAGTCGGCAAGGTCTTCAACGAAATCCTCGTACGTTTGGTACTTGGGATTGCCGTCTTTGTCCTTGTCCTCTGCGGTTGGCTTGGTTCGCGTTGCTGGAACATCTACCTTCGCGGGGGACGACTCCGGTTTTACGTCCGATATCGAGGCTAGCTTGCTCTCTAATTCCTTATTCTTGGCGAGTAGCTGCTTGATGCGCTTTTCGGCACCAGAACCCTTCTGCGGTGGCTCCTGGGCTTCTTCGGATTCCGACTCCGACTCAGTTTCGGCCTCTTCAGCCTCGGATTCCTCAGTCTCTTCCTGAGCGTCAGCAGGGTCCGATTCTGCTTTTTCGGCTGGTTTGAATCTCTCTGGGAGCTCGCCGGTCTTTCGATAAGCGTTGAACTCATCAAGCGTAGGCTGCTCTCCACGAAACACATCTTCCACTTCTGCGGCTGACGGAGCCGCTACTACCGTCTCTTCAGGCATGTGTTTTCCTTTTGCCCTTGCGCCGGGCTAGCGGGATGTTGCTAAACTGGCGGGAACTGCCATATTCTCACGCGGCTAAACGGCTGCCAGGACTAAGGACAGGCGTGTGATCCGCCATAGCCTCCAGGGGCCGAGTTCCCAAACTTATTCTTGTGGCTGTGCTTCTTACTTACCCCAGCTCCTAATGTCGCACCACACAATGAAAAACATAAGCAGGCCGGGTCCGAAATAAGCCACGAGGACCGCTGCAACCAAGAAGGTATGCACTACTCGGTTCCCTGGGCGGGCTGAGCCTGCTGTGCAGCTTCCTGACTCTGGGCCGCATCCTGAGCGCTCTGCTGCGCCTGTGCGTCTGCAGCCTGCTGCTGGGCATCCTGAGCGTGTGCCGCATTCTGTGCTGCCATAGCGCTCTGGTGCGACTGGTCCATCAGCTTCCTGACGATGTCCTCTACGAAGGCTGTGCGCTCCGCTACATCCTGCGCCTTGGTCGTGATCTCAGCCTTGGCAATATCCGCCTCGACTTCCATCTTCCGAATCGCGTAGTCGGACTGCGACTTCACAATCTGCGCCTTCTTCTCGAACTCCAGTTGCTGAATCTGCTTCTCGTACTCCTGAGCGGCAGCGTTTAGCGCCTGGTTATGCTGCTGTAGCTGCTGAATGGCCGCCTGGGCCTGCGGTGGAATCTGCTCTTGATCCTTGTCGTCCTGAAGGTTCGGAGGAAGCATCTTCTTGAACCGCTCGGCAACGATATCCGCGCCGGCCATATCCGAATTCTTAAACATGACATCGCCAAACATCGGCAGGAGATTCGGTGCAGACTGCACCAACTGCTGCATCATGTCGAAGGTTTCCATGCGCTTCGAGTCATAGGCGCGGCCCATAGTCACAATCAGGTCGTATTTGCCTACAGTCATGTTGTAGTTGCGATCTTTGCCTGAGCCGTCCTTATACTGCTGGTTCACTTTGACGATCTTCGGTGCTTCATCCTCACCAAGAATCTGGATCTCTCGTGCCGTGTCGTAAATCAGCGGGATAAGCTCCGCGATAACGGCTCCTCCCTTCTTGAATGCCCTCCCAAGGTTGTCCAGGAAGTGCATCGTGGAAAGGCTGGCCTGCATCTGGCGTGCCTGAATAGCCCTTCCGCTCGTCTCATTAGACTGATTGCCAAGCGAGGCATCATAAATGCCCGTTGTGGCCTTCATGTCGTCGATTTCCTGCAGCACAAACGAGGAAAGGGACTGGATTGGGGGCTCAAATGTCTGCCGCTGCGGAGGAGCGATGGGCCTGCCTTCGTTGTCTATCGTCTTGTAGGTAAGGAACGGCCTCGGGGTCGTGTTGAGCGTCTTCCACTCCTGCTCGTACCCGTTGATCTGGCCTTCTGCCACCATAAATGGCGAAATCGGCGACGTAGAAAGCGTCTCAGCGATGCGCGACTTCGAGTAATTGATGAGCTGCTGCGCCGACTTCTGAGGACGGACCACCGAGAATAGTCTCGGCTTGCCATCCATAATCATCTGCTTGCCCAAAACGGGGATGATTGGGATAGTTGACCCGGGCCAATCGGTCTCGGAGCCTGCGAGGATCTCAAGGCCGTTTATCTTGCAGAACTTTACCTTTGGCTTGGCCTTGCGTTTACCCTTTTCGGGCTTGCCCTCTTCCACGTACCAGTATTCCGCAATGCGGACCGTCTCTGATCCTACCCAACCCTCGCCCTGCTTCTCCGCCTCAGACCACGACAGGCTCGCAAGCTGAGAGTCCCCATAGAGCATCTTATACTCATCCTTCGGGATGTCCTCAACTACGAATGCATACTGCGGCTGGCGGTTGAAGCACGCCGGAACCAGAACGCCATAGATGGAGAGAGGATCGAGGACTGGAACAACCTTCAGCTCCAGGTCGTCCGAATTGTCATCGCAATAGTCGGTCAGGAAGCGGTAGTAGCCGAATGATCCTCCAGCGCTGTACTCGATGGCAGTCTCATAGGCTACCTGAGCGTCCGAGGTGTACTGAATGAATCGCGCGAGACCCTCATAGATGTCTGCCGTGTCTTTATCGGCATCCAGGCGTGGCGCAAACTTGATCTGCGGCTTGTTCTGGCGCGCTTCATTCGATACCTGCTGCACAAACGTATGGCAGCGGGGGAACGACATTGCTGGCCGTCCGGCCGTCTCGCGCTGCTGCTTGACCTGCGGATCCCACTGGTCATCACCATCGGGCGAAGCAAACTTCAGGTCCGAGACGAACTTGTCGCGTAGGTGCTTTTCATCCTCGGCGGCAGCGGCAAATCGCTTGCGTGCTCGGGCAAGGAAATCTTCGGTCTTCCGTGCTTCGTCCTTATCGGCCATTACTTACCCAGCACCACGTTTGCTTTCCGACGAATCTTGGCCGCAGCCTCGGGGCTCAGCTTTCCCTTAGCCACCATCTGCGTAGCGCGCGCCTTCGCGTTGGCGGCGTGACTGGCATTTTCGACCGGATAGGACCGATCGGGCCCAGCGAACTTGCTTGTCGGTATCTTCTTGCGCTCTGCCGCTGTAAGCTTCATGCTGCTAATCTCCTTTTCTCACGAAGGCGCGCATTCGAACATATACGGCATGTGCGCTTTCCGGTCCGCAGTTGGTACATGGCGAGATTGTCTCCGCTAAGATCGTGTCCATTGGGACACTTACTCTTTGCGCTATTCACTGCCGCGACACCGGAACTCCTCATAACATTCACCCACGCCGTAACCGGCTCAAGATGTGCGGGGTTTACGCACAGAGTGTTTTTGCAAAGATGGTCGATCTGGAGGCCTTCTGGAATCTTTCCAACCAATGCCTCGTAGGCGAATCTATGCGCCCTAACTCTTACCGCGTGCCGAGTTGAGAACGCCCCATATCCGCGAACATTGGAACCGTTCCAGTTCCAGCACGTTTCGGTCTTCTCTACGCGCTTCCAAAATCTCTCCATTAGCTCCATGCGTTTCCCTCTTCACGCCATCCATGCATCCGACCCGTGATAAGCCTGCTGGGGGGTTGACTTTGCTTTAGGTAGCACCTTGACGGCAAACGTGAACGCGAGTGCGTCTCCCAAATCGGGAGAATCCACGCCGCGAGACTTCATCTCATCCTTCGACTCAAGTACCAAACAGCCTTTGCTTGGGTGATAGCCGTAATCCGGCCCTGTTAGGTCTGTCTCAATCTCAGCCTCATCGGGGATCTGGCCACCTTCAAGCCAGTCCTTCATGTCGCCCCAAATCTCGGCGCGCTTGTTGAGGTACTTGTGCGGGTCAGCAGGCGTTGCACCGCCATGAAACTCGACCATTACCGTCTTGCGATCGTATCCGCGAGC